TAGAATGAAAAAACTAGCAGGTATTAACTAATTATAGGAGGTAATATATTATGGCTGGAATCGTAGAAAGGTTGACCGAAGGAATTGTCAACCGTGATATGCGTACACAAGGTCACGCATTACTAAAGAAGTGGGAGCGCACTGGTCTTTTAGAAGGTCTGAAAAATGAGCGCGGTCGCCACGCCATGGCTCGTTTGCTTGAGAATCAGGCGAAAGAGCTACTTCGCGAAAATAGCACTATGTCAGGGGGTGATGTCGAGGGTTTTGCAGCCGTCGCTTTCCCGATTGTCCGTCGCGTTTTCGCAGGACTGATCGCAAACGATCTCGTTAGCGTTCAGCCGATGAGTCTCCCAAGTGGGCTCATCTTCTTCCTGGACTTTACGTCATCTACTAATGGCGCGGGTCTCCCACGTTTGGGTTGGACTGCTGCAGAGCAATCCCTCTACGGTGGTGGGCGCATTGCTGCGCAGATCACTGGTGGTGTCGATTTGTCAGGAACCAACGCTGAAGCGGGTCCGTATGCACTTAACAACGGTTACGCTTCTCCGACGGGTTCTACCTCATTGGCGCCGGCGGCGGCTAATGCTGGTTGGGTGCTTATTGCATCTGGTGCGGCAGGATCGTCAGCAGGCACGCAACCGCATGCTTTGTCGCTCCAAAATCAGAGTACGCTTGATAAGCTCACTCAGTATGATGTGGATCTCTCTGGATCTTCAGTTGTTGTGTATGAGACGACGGGTGCAGCCGGTCTAAGTCAGCTAAACGTTGATGACTTGGTTGCTCTTGCAGTCACTAGCTTTGCTGGAACTCCGGGTACTTCGGCTGCTACTCTTGTACGTCGTTGCAGCAGGCTTTCTTCTGGTTCGGCTACGCAGGATCCAAGCAATGCGGCTTACAAGATGACTCTGGTGTTCGCTAACACTAGTGGTTCTGTACCCCTTAACGATGGTACGCTCCAGTCTCTGATGTCTTGTATTACGGCATCTTCGGATCTTATCGTGACGTTCCCAATCGATGACAACTTTACCACGAGCAATGCTCTCGGTTCAGTTATCGGTACTACGGTATGGGGATTGGAAGGTAATCCACGGATTCCTGAAATCGACATCAAGGTCGACAGTGTTGCTGTGACGGCAATCAGCAAGAAGCTGAAGGCTAAGTGGACGCCCGAACTAGGTCAAGACCTCAACGCATACCACAACTTGGATGCAGAGGTGGAGCTTACTTCGATTCTCTCCGAGCAGATTGCTCTTGAGATCGACCGTGAGATCCTAGAAGACCTCATTCTCGGTGCAACCGCCAGTACTTATTACTGGTCACGTTCACCAGGTCTGTTCGTCAACCGCGCCACCGGTCAGGAAATTGGGGCTAGCTCTGCTGCACCTGACTTCACCGGTACCGTAAGCGAATGGTATGAGACTCTGGCTGAGACCATCAATGATGTGTCGGCTCAGATCCATCGTAAGACGCTACGGGGTGGAGCTAACTTTGTGGTCTGTGGACCTGAAGTGGCTAATATCCTTGAGTTCACGGCTGGTTTCCGCGCAAGCGTTACCGCTGATGATGATAAGGGTACCATCGGTGCTGTTAAGACGGGTAGTCTTTCCAAGAAGTTCGACGTGATTGTAGACCCCTACTTCCCACGTACGGTCGTCTTGGTTGGTCGACGCGGAGGCAGTTTCCTAGAGAGCGGGTATGTATACGCACCTTATGTGCCACTACAGACTACACCCACGATCTTCGGCCCTGAAGACTTCGTGCCCAGGAAGGGCGTGATGACTCGCTATGCAAAGAAGATGGTTCGTCCTGATATGTATGGCTTGGTCATTGTACGCGGACTCATTGGTGAGGCTGGTTCTAGCGTCTAGAAAATAACGTAGTAAAATAAATGCAAAGCCTCCTTCTTCGGAAGGGGGCTTTCGTTTACTTGAGACTATTTATAAGCGAATCGAAAGATTCATCCCATGTTTGATGACATGATTATAAATGGAGGGTTATAAAAATGGGAACTAAAAGAGTAGGCTTGGCGAGAACCCAAGCATTAGTTGAGAATTTAAAGAGAGAGTTGACGATGAACGGCACTCGGCTCGTGGGTGAAAAACATAAGATAACAAGTGTAACGGCCAACACTACATTAGGCGCCGGCGATTCAGGGACACTCTATGTTTTTACTGATGCAGCAGCAACTATAACATTACCAGATTCTGGTGCTGGTGATATAATTGGAGTGACTTATAGGTTTCTTTCCAATTTTCAAGGAACTGGACAAAAAGTTGTATGCTCGGATACAACCAATGAAGACATGATTGGCGTCCTTCTGGCGGGCGACAACGATGACGACACCGTAGTCAGGGGGTGGAATGCTTTAGTTGCAGATGCTTTTGCATCTATCAATATCACCAGCGTTGCAATGGGTCACCCGGGAAGTCAATGGACAGTTACAAATATAGCTGCTGATGTGTGGCTTGTTGAAGGTGTTATGATCCAAAGTGGTGGTTCTGAAGTAACTCCGTTCGCGACGACATAATAGCTCCTTATTCAAGAATTAAAATAAATTTTTATATTTTCCCCCTCTTCGGAGGGGGTTTTTCTTTTTGGAGAATAACAACTATTTACTATATTACAAAGGAGATTCCCCATGGGAAAGAAAAGACGATTGAAATCAGCTAAGGCCAAGTTTAAAACTAAGCACTCTAGCCATCCGCGCATGCAGCTTCTAAACGCAGCCAACACTAATGTGATTGTAGAGGAAGCAGTTGAAGCACCGGTAGAGGTTACTGTGGCGCCAGTCCCGGTTGTACTTGAAGAGGAAAAGACTGTTGTAGTCCCGCCGGCCGCTCCTATAGCCAAACCAAAGGCAAAGACCGTCCGAAAACGGCGTCCCTCGCGCAAAGCCAAGAAGACAGCCACCAAGACTGCGGCGCCTACTACTTGAGCGACCTTTTCGGATCCTAAAAGAACCCCCAGTGTGTCTGGGGGTTTTGTTTTGTAGGGAACTATTTACACAAGGAGGGCGAATACATGCCAACTAATTTAAGCCCCAGATCGCAAACTAGCGCGATAGTTTTACCTTCAACAGGCTCTGCTAGCACGGTAGCTGTTGCCGTACCTTTTGGTACCTATACAGGATCACTATCATTTCTCACCGGTGCAGCCCTACAGGTAAACTATGTTTATAAGAAGCTAGGAGGCGATGTTGTCGACATTGAATTAACCCCGGGGAATGTGTATGCAGCCTATGAAGAGGCAGTACTAGAATATTCTTATATTATAAATCTTCATCAATCTAAGAATGCTCTCTCGAATATGTTGGGAGAACAAACTGGGACTTTTAATCACAATGGCGAATTGGCTTCAGGACCCTCCAATGTTAACTTAAAATTTCCCAGATTTCAAATTGGATATTCTCGACGTGTGGCTGACGGAGCAGCCGCAGCAGGCGGCTTTGGAGGTACCATTCCAGAATATTCGGCATCTTTTAAGCCGGGCGAGAATAAACAAGATTACGATCTTCAGAGTATCATTGCTGATGCTTCTTCAACAGGTGTTGATGATGGTGGAACTGTTGTTCCGTTTGCTGGAAAAGTAGGAGATAAAAGAGTCATAGTAACCAAGGTCTTTTATCAATCTCCCCGGGCTATGTGGCGATTCTACGGCTACTATGGGGGCGTTGGAGTAGTAGGTAACTACTCTACTTACGGACAGTTCGCAGACGACTCTACATTTGAAATCATTCCTACATGGCAGAACAAATTACAAGCAGTTATGTATGAAGATTCCATCTATACCCGAACCTCTCATTACTCATATGAGATTATTAATAATAAGTTACGTTTGTATCCCAACCCAAGTTATTGGGACTTTGGGGATCTCAATAGAATATGGGTGCGTTTTTATGTAGACGATAATTCGTGGGATGAAGACTCAGGATATCGTACCGGGGTGAATGGTATTAATAACATGAACACACTTCCTTTTGACAATCTTCCTTATATGAATATTAATGCTATCGGGAAGCAATGGATCCGGAAATATGCATTAGCAGTGTGTAAGGAGATGTTGGGCCAAATTAGAGGTAAATTCACCACTCTCCCCATTCCAGGCGAAAGTGTTACCTTAAACCATTCAGAGTTACTATCTCAAGCCAAAGAAGAGCAAGCCAATTTGAAAGATAAGTTGACTGAAATGCTGAAAGAAATGGAATACGCTGCCCTCACCAAGACGGATCAAGAAATCACCGATGCGTCTGCAAATGTTTTGAAGTCTTCACCACTTCCAATTTTTCTAGGATAACAAATGAATGGGCGACAATGAATGGAAACGAAATAAAGCACCACCTCC